AACTCTACCTTCAAACGAAGTAAACATTGCACCATATTCCTGCTCATACAACTCCTTCGACATATTTCTTTTACGCTCAATTAAAAAAGGGTCTTGTTTGCCATCAGGGAAGACTACATTATTATCCCATGTTGGTGCTTGATGAGATTCCCATAAATCATCTGCTTTTCCAAGTAGGAACAAGTCGTAAATCCAATTAAACCCCTCAGGCGTTGTTATAAATATACCTTTACCCCTTCTATCTGATAAGGTTGGAGAAAGATACATATCCCATATCTTTCTTTTCATTTTAGCAACCTCATCCATTATGAGTAAGTCCAACCCTTCACCAACAAGAGAATCAGGGTTATCAGCAGACTTTGCTTCTACAGTAGTTCCCCACTTAAACTTTATAAATCTTTCTTTTTCAGAGGCTCTTTCAATATCATTAGCTTTACCAACGACCATCATCTTCCAAACTTCTCTAAACATTAGGTCAGCTTTATCGTAGGATAGCCCAACCAACCATATCTTTTTATTGGGTTGAGAAGCATAGTAAGTAGCTTCCATTGCAGATGCAGTTGTTTTGCCAAATCGCCTGCCACATACCATCACAAAGAATTGTGCTGTTTCCTTGTCAGGAAAATGGAGTTTCCTTTGACCTGAATGAGGTTTATACCCCATATAGTCAAACCATCGTTCTTTATATTGTGTTTGATTATCCATTAATACTTGCATCTTACAAGTAAGTTAATTTAAGTTATCGCATCCGTATTATGCAACATATTGTATGATACAATTTTTCAATAACAATATATAGGAGGACAGAATGTCCGAAGATAAGACTGTAGCTACCGAAACAGTAAGTGAGGAAACTACACAAGAAGTAACTACGGATTCGACTGACGTAGGTGCATTAATTGCAGAAAGCAAGAAGTATAGAAAAAGGTCGCAGGATGCTGAGGCACGCTTAGCAACACTTGAATCTCAATTAGCAAAAGCTGAAGAAGCAAAACTAAAAGAGAAAGAGGATTTCAAAACATTGTACGAAAAAACAGCAAATGAAATGGAAACGTATAAATCTCAAGCTGATAAATGGACAAGTTATGAAACAACAAAGCGTGAAGACCTTTTAAGTAGCGTTCCTGAAGAAGAAAAAGAAGCTATGTCTAAATTAGACTTAGAAACTCTTGAATTTGTAACTAATAAAATTAAAAACACAAAGCCTAATGCTCCTCAAGTTGTAGGTCAAACAAAACAACCTAAGCTTGAAAAGTCATTTTCTGAGATGTCTAATGCAGAGAAATCAGCAAATTGGCAGAACATTATAAAGGCTTATAAAAAATAAGGATTTAAAAAATGGCAAACATAAGTGATGCTTTAGATATTAATATGCTGCAGGGTGGTGCGAGTGCTGCTGCTGCAGATTCAGTTGGTCAAGAATTTGTACCTGAAGTTTGGGGTCAAGCTATTCTTGATAAATTTAGACAAAAAACAATGATGCTACAACTTGCTAATGATTTATCTTCAGAGGCAGTTGGGGCAGATAAGATACATCTACCACACATTGGAGTTACTCCATTATCTGATGTAGTTCAAGGTACACCTATTGCATCTGATGTGGCTACAGCAGGTTCAATGGTAGCTACAGAAACTGCTTTAAACATTGACCAACATAAAGTAACGTCTTTATGGATTCCTGATGCACTTAAAGCTCAGTCATCATACAACTTGTTTAACATGTACTCTGACCAATTAGCATACGCTATCGGTAGAGGTGTAGATAACTATTTGATGTATAAAGTTGCAAGCAACTTAAGTACAGTATATGGAACTGCTACAGGTGTAACTTTTGCTTCTCATCACGGAACTATAGACTGTGGTACAGCATTAAGTGCTTCTATATTAGGCTCTTTAATGGAAAAATGTACTGCTGAAACAGGCTCTATGGATGGATGGTCATTAGTCTTGGGAACAAAACTATATGGCAGTCTTGCAAATCTTGATTCAGGTGCAGGTTTCGTAAGAGGCTCTGCTTCACCTGCAGGAGCTGCTTTTGCTCAAACAGGAGTTGTTGGAAACATTTTAGGTATGCCTGTTATATTATCTAACAGCCCATACTTAGAAGTTGAAGATGTTGCTGTAGACGCTACTAAAGGTATTACTGCTTGGGAAGGTTTTGATACAAGTGGAACAGGTGGTGATGATTCAACAAATGACGATGCTTTAAGAGGCTTCGCTATACATGAATCTGCACTATACTATGCTGCTGCTCAAGCTCCAAGAGTACAACAATCATATCAGCACACAGAGTTGTCTGATTTAATCACAGTTGATTCTATTTATGGTTGTGCAGTTAGAAACGCTAACACAACAGGTGATAGACGAATCATCGGATTAATAGATAATAAATAATCTTAATTGATTAGCCTTAAAGGGGGTGGGAAACTGCCCCCTTTATTAAGGAATATATGAAAGAATTATTAGAAAACATTAAAAAGCATGAGGGATTCGTTGAACACGTTTATGACGATTCTCTTGGTATCCCTACTATAGGGTATGGCTTTGCAATAAAAGATTTAACTTTAGATGAGGATATTGCAGAAGAAATCCTTATCAGAAAATTAGAAAAATTAAAGCGTAACGCTACTGCTCGTTTCAAGTGGCTTGAGGATATGCCTGTAGAAGTACAAGAGGTAATCCTTAATATGTGCTATCAACTTGGCGTTACAGGAACTTCAAAGTTTAGGAAAGCAATATCAGCATTACAAGAAGGCGATTGGGAAGACGCTGCTAATGAAATGCTTGATAGCTTATGGGCAAGACAAACGCCCAACAGAGCAAAAGAATTATCAGATATAATAAGGAATCAGGTTGAAAAAATCAGCTCTTAGAAGAGCAGTAGTAACTCCTGATAAGCATTTTCCCTATGCAGATATGCCTGCCATTAATGTTGTATGTAAGGCAATAGAATTAGTAAAGCCTGACATCTATATTGATCTTGGTGATACAGGGGAGTGGGAAAACTTCTCACATTGGAAGTGGAAGCGTAAGCGTAAACCTCCTCTTGAAATGCTTATACCACAGCTTGAAACAGATGTTATAGACGTGAATGACGGAATGGACATCATTGATGAATCTCTTGATAAGGTTGGATGCGAAGAAAAACATTTCTGTGAAGGCAACCATGAGCTATGGCTGCAAATGTTTGTTGAAGAACACCCATATGTGTCGCAATATGCTACCGAAAACGCCCTAAAGCTTAAAGAGCGAGGGTATAAGTTCCATCCTTGTGGAAAGCTTCTTAAGATAGGTAAAATGAACTTTTATCATGGACATCATTATGGTGGTCAATACCATGCTGCTAACCATCTTCGTAAATTAGGTGGCAATGTAATGTATGGACATTGGCATGATGTTCAGTACATGACGGCTACCCACATGGATGGGGCAAAAGGTGCATGGAGCATTGGATGTTTAAAAGATATGAGTGCTGACAAGAATGCTTGGCTTGGGAATCGTAAGATTAATTGGGGTCATGCTTTTGCAATAGTTGATTTTTATGACAAAGGTAGATTTACTGTAGATGTAGTCCAGATAATAGATGGTAAGGCTACTGTTTGGGGTGAATTAATAGATGGGAACAAGTAAATGGAGTTCATTGATATAGTAGAAAAGCTTGGAGTTCCTGTTACTGTTGCAGGTGCATCTATGTGGTTCATCTGGAAACAGACACAATTTATTCAGAAATTCTTTATGGATGACTTGCAAGAATCACAAAATAGATTGGAAGCAATTATCGTAACCTTGATTAGCCAACAAAAAGAATTGCAGATAGATATTAAAGAAAGTTTGGCTGACATGCGTTCTTCTTATGAATCTTTAGTAGAAATCGTCAGAGCCTTATCAGGTAATGGCTTAAAGAAAAAGGTTAAAGATGACTGAAATGCTTAGAAGCCATCCACAAATAGGTATGGCAAGCTCATTTGGGAGTGCTTTTTTGGGTTGGGTTGATATTATGACCCCTGTAGCGACATTTGTTTCTATTTGTATAGGTATCGGCATTGGACTGATTACATTATCATTGAAATATAAAGAGTGGAGGTCTAAATAATGCTTCCTATAGTTTTAAGGTTACTAACACCATCTGTAGTTAAAGGTATAATGGATTATGTTTTTAAGAAAAACGAATTAGATTATAAGATGGAAAAGTTAATAGAAAGAGTAGAAGAATTAGAAACAAAGACTAAATCTTTAAAGGAGAAAAAGTGAATAAATTGACAGGTTTTTTAAAAGGGTTTGCTATTGATTATGTGATCAGTTACATGAAAGATAATAAACCTTTATTGATTGAAAAAGCTAATAAGAAGTTAAATGTACCTATCTTAAATGAAAAGCAGGAAGCAGAACTTCTTGAGGCTTGTTTTGATATAAGTATGAATATGGTAGAGGGTATAAAAGACAAGTAATGTCTAAAGCGTTGCATATTGATAAAGCAGTTGATTCCAATCTAAAACCTGTAAAGGATTCAGATGGTACATTGACTGCTTTAGAAGTATCTACTGATAACGTAAGAGTAAAAAATTTAGAGGTAATTGGCGATTTTACTTTTCAGCCTGAATATGGGTTTGTAAGGTTAAATGATGATGGTACACAGGATGCAAATGAAAACAACTTTGGAGTTGGTTCAAGTGTATATGGAGATATAGTAAATACTATCCCATTGGTCTCTTCTAATATTGCTTGGGATGATACCAATAAAGTTTTTACTATAAGTAAGTCAGGCATTTATGAAGTTGTATGTGATTGCAAATTATCTATTAGTTCAACATTTACTGCTACATTGAAAGTATATATAAATACAGCAGCAGATACTCTTGGTACTGCTGTACAATCAGAATCATTTGAATTAGATTCAGGGGATGACCCACTTCCTGCAACAGTTAGATGGATGGGTAGAGTTGAGAATGGGGAACATATTGCAGTTACATTAGATGCAGGTTCAAGAACTCCTAAATTTGAAGAAGGTTCAACACTTAGAATTTTGAGGATAGTATGAGTTTTACAGGAAAAACTAAAGCAAGTAGTTATAAAGACATTTTGCAGATGAACAATAGCAATAATGGAGTTGATACTACAACAAGAAATGTAGTAGATGGTGAAGGTACAGCAAGTGCATTAAGTTTATCTGATGACCAAATTGTAGTACAACCAAAAGATTCTGATGGAACTGCTATATTAAAAGTAACAAATAAATCAGGTAGTGCGATTCTATCAGTTGATTCTACTAATACTTTAGTAAAAGCAGGGGCTACACAAACTTCTGTAAATACTCAAATACAAAGCTTTAGTTTAAGTAGTAGTAGTGCTTTGCCTGCAAGCACTAATTGGACTGGTATCCCAACATCTGGTCAGACAACACAGACAAGAATGGAAATGGGATCTGGTTCTACTCCTAATACAAGCCTTACAGTTACCTTAAGTGGGGATGATGTAGTTGGACATATTTTCTATGTGCCTATAAATATAACTATTGATTCCTGTAATGTATGGGCAGGAGCAGATGCTTCAAGTGGAGATGTAATACAATTTAGTGTAATGAGTTATGATATAGATACAAATAATAGTTCAACAGGTGGAGATTTATCTAATGGAGTAGAAAATTGTGTTTCACCCTCTACTATAACAAGTGCAGGGTATGAACAGGCTTATTATCAGGCATTGACAGTATCTACTGCTGATGTAGATGCAGGTAAAGTAATTATAGCATTCATAAAATCTGATGGTACTAACTCTGACTACTCAGTTAATATGAATTTAGTATATCATATAAGATAGGGATAAAATTATGGCAACATATCAAAGAAAGTCAGGAAAGCAATTACAAGTAAACTTAGATGTTAATTATGGTGGCAAAATCTTAAATAAAAGTATGAGTAAAACTTTTTCTGAGGAAATAATACAAAGAAAAGAAGTAGATAATACAGATCAAGGAGTTCAAGTAGTAGGCTTTAATGATACATCTTTT